ATCTTCGTCCGTGTACTTCTTCAACAGCTCTTTCACGGAGTCTTCAACCATTTTCAGCCCCTCAAGGCGACCCATCATGAAGCGATAGCGCTCCATATCCGAAATGGTCCCGTTGAGCACGATCTGCTCTGACTGATTCTGTAGCTTTCTGATTTCTCTCAGAACTGCTTCTGCAAATTCCAGCATGGTTGATCCATGAAAGCAGGCGGATTGACGCTCCGCCTGATAGCGTTGACTACTTAGTATATCTTGACTGGACGATTGCCGTCTTTTTTCTTCACAATCATCGCTGGGCCCTGTACACCGCCACCTTTTTTCATGCCACGGGCCTTACCCGCCTTCTCATAAGCAATCGCGGCCGCTTGTTTTGCTGCCGCAGCCTTGCTCTTGGGCTTACTGGTGCCAATTTTCCCCGTTTCTTTGTACTTTCCCACCATCTCACCAATATTGGCGCTGATAGTCTTTTGACTGGATCCCCGTTTAAGCGGCATTTTGTATCCCCGTGGGTTGGTTAAGCTTAACCGCCTGCAAACGCAAGCGTTCTTGGTTGATCTGATTAGCCTGTTGCACTTTCTGCTGGTCCAAACCAAGCTTTTGCTGCTCAATCTGAAGCCGCTGCTCGTCCATCTTGCCTCGCTGCTCAATCTCCATGCGCTTCAGGCCGATTAATGGGTCTTCGCCACCCTCACCGGAGAGCTGATCCTGTAGATCCCGCATCTCCTGCATGTAAATCGTGACCTTGAGTGCCACCATGCCTTCTTTCTGGAGGATAGAAACCATCCGATCAGGATCAGTGCCGTACATTTTGAACAACTCCGCCTCCACATCCTCCTCAGCCTTAAGACGAAGGTGATCCAAAACGTGCTTTTGCAGCTCTATTGCCGCCATTTGGTTCGCCTGGATCATCGGAGACATGCCCATCATCAAGTGCGCGGCAATGTGCGCATCATGTTGCTGCCCCGCAAACGCTTTTAACTTCATTCCATTCAACACATCACTGTTCTCGGACGCCGGATCCCGCGGCATATTCGTGTTCTGCGGCAACAAAATGCCATCAATGTCCCGAATATTCAGCGCCGCATACATCCGATAGTACGCTTCGTACATGTTGTGCATGTTCGGAGCGCCCTGCGCCAGCTGCAACTGCATCTGAGCCAGCTGAATCCGTTGCGCGGTCGAAAAAATATTGGGATCCGCTACCGGCTGGACCGACACCATCTTGTTGAAATCGGCTTTTTTGATCCGCCGCGTCGCTCCAGGCACCTCGTACGGGTACTCATCGGGCAAATACTTGCCAAATCCCTCAAACAACAGCCTGAATTCCAGCGTTTGCGCATAATGCAAGCGCTTGTGAATGCTCGACATGACCATCGAACCGCGTTCGAGCAACGCCAAAGTCGTCCCAACCTGCGCATACTGGTTGCCGTCGCCCACCTGCATGTCCGCCGTGCTCGACAAACGCTTACCGGCGTCCACCAAAAAGCCCAACAACGACATCAAAACCTGACTCGGCTCCTTATACGGCAGCGGCAAGAGTGACGCCGATAGCTCCGCGCCACCTGCATCAATGTCCCGCCACTCCCCCGGCTGAATCGGATCCGAGTCATCCGCGATCCGCGCACCTTTTGCCTTGAACCCCGCAGGCAAATTTGCCAAGGTCCCAGCATCAATCAGCTGCCGCAACGCACTCGTGGCCGCCTTGGACAACCCACCGATCAAATGCACAAACCCAAGGCCATAGGCCCCCGGCCCCTCAACCAACACATAGTGCACAAAGTAATTCCGACGCTGCTTCAGCTCGTCGTCTTCTTTCCAATTCCGCCGAATCCCAATGACAGTCAGAGAATCCTCTGCCAACGTCACCACGTACGGCAGCTTAATCCCCGTTGGCTCGCCATCCTCATCCACGTCCTCAAAGCCCGGGATGTCCAAGTCCACCAACTGCTCAAGCAGGAACACCTCTCCAGGCTCTTGGTCCGTGGCCTGTACACCCACAACCTTGTCCACCGCTTCTTTGATCCTGCTTGGATCAGCCGGCGACGACATCGTGTCCACCGCAACGTCTAAGTACTCTCCACTCACCACGCGCTTGCGAAACTCGTTCGAGTCCATCGCAATCCGGTGCGTGAGCCGCGGACACTGGGACACCACACTCGAACCGTTGTACGGGATGTACACATCATCGGCCAGACACAACTTGCTCACCATCCGGCCCAACTGGAAGTCGTAGTACACCTTCTTAAACGTCGACCCACCATATCCCGTGTAAAACAGAAGCTGGTCGAACTCAGGTGTGTACTCCTCCATCACGGTGGTGATCTGGTAGTTCATGAAGTCCTGCACTCGACCCGACTGCTGGTACTTCTCTACCGTCTCCTTGCCCATGATCTGCGTGCGCACAGGACCACCCGCCGGCATCAACTCCTTCAATGCTTGCGCCTGGAACTGGATGATCGCCTCCATCAACATTGGATGCGCTACACCCGCCGCCCCACGGAATGGCTTCGTACGCTCCTCAAGCTTCAGACCCAACAAGTCCAAGCCCTTGGCAAACATGTTCTCCCAGTCCGACCGAGAACCTTTGTCCGCCTCAAAGAACGCCGCTACGTCAATAGAAATCTGCGCCAAGGCCTCCGGCTCAATGACCGCGGCTAAGTTGGCATAGAAGTCCACCTCATCGGCTTCCTTCTCACCAATCTCAACCGTCGCACCCCCGTCCTCGTCCAACTCAATCTCAATATCAACAGGCGGCTCATCCTCCACCACCACGATATCCATGGTCGGAGCTTGATTGACGACTTTGTCAATGGGCATGTTCTTTCCTTATGTACAGGCTTCGCCTGCAACTTAATACTGTGAACCCTGTTCAATCAAACGCGCACGTTGCTCAGCACGCTCACGGCGCTGACGAATTGCCTCAGGTCCCATGATCCACGGCACCCCAGGCTTTTGCTCAAAAGACGACTGGCGGGCCAATGACCTTACCAATGCTTCAAGCTCCGCCTTACTCTTAGACTGCATCCCTAACTCAATCCCAACCCGATTATTGTGCAAGTCATACGGCAAATCATCGCGCGCTTCACCAATCCCCAGCGCCGAAAAAAACGTGTGCGGATTGCTGGTGTACTCGTGTGCCTTACCCAAAAGTTCCGCGGCCCGTGGTCCATACTGCCTAGCTACCAACCCCGCCGCCAACATGTGACGCGCCGCGTCCCGCTGGTCATCTTGCCCCATTTGATTGGGAAACATCTCTTCCGCTTTTCGAGTCGCATAACTGCTTACGCCAAAGAGGCTCGGCTCTTTATCCTCTTTGGCGCCCGACTTTTTTACCTCACCGCCCTTCTCAAAACGGCGCTTGGTCAAACCTCGTTTAGTCAGACTCGGCTTCTCTAACGTCGGCTTGCCAAACGTCTCGCTCATCAGGCCACGGGCCGAGCTCAACGCCGCATCACGCTTCAACCCATACTCACGCGCAAGATCCTCAAACTCAGCCTTGGACAACGAACCACGGCGCTTGGCATCCTTCGGCATCTTCATCGCCGAAATCTCTTCCAACTCCATCTTCATGCCCTTAGCCGACCCCGACGCACTCTCCATCGGAGTCTTGCTGATACGCTTCATCGACACCTTCTTCGGCGTCGCCTCATACTCCATCTGCGTCTGCGGATTCAACTCCCGCAACATCTGACTCGCCGTCCCCACCGGGTCCGTCAAAATCGGCTCTTCATCCTCCACCTCACCACCATCAACAAACCCCCTGACGGCCCCCGGCGCGCGGATCACGTTCCCCAACCGATCTTTCATAAACCCTAAATTACCCTGCCCACCTAAAATATTTGGCGACAAGTTCGGGCTCTGCTGCAACAAATCCTGCGCCGTCGGCCCCTGACTAATCTGAAACGGATTAAACGGCATCGGCAACGTCCCCGGCATTGATCCGGGCGGCGGCGGACGAAACAACGGCGGCGTCCTCGGCATGGTAGGCACCTGCGGCACCGGCACAACCGGCTGGGTCGTTACCGGAGGAGTCGGTGTGCTCGGTGGCGTCGGCCTAGCCGGCGGCGCTATTTGCGGAGGCAACTCCGGCAGTCGAGGCAACTCCTGACGCGGAGGTAGCGGCGATTCTGGCGGCGTTGCCGGTTGAGGCATGACCGGTGTACTAGGTGGCGTCGTCACTGGCTGCTCTTGATATCCCTTCGGCCGCCAGCCCTTGGCCACCTGTAACGCATCCGCCGCCGAGATCCGCCCGTCTTGGTTCGCGTCCCACATTAAATCCGGCTTGGTCTTCTTAACTGCCATCTCCAACACAAACTTGCCCAGCTCTTGTGACGTCATCGGAGTGCCCGCCCCACCCCCCGGCGGTTGAACAACCGGCGGCGCTATTTGCGGAGACCCGGGCGGCATAAACTCCTTAATCGGTAACGCCCCCATCAATGGGGGTGGTTGTGTAGCCGGTGGTTTCGTGCCCGGCGGTTGATTCCGGTATAGATGGACCCGGCTTCGATATTTCAGCTAAATCCGACTTTGCCGAGCTCGGGGCCGGAGCAGTAGTTGAAATAGGCTTTTGCAACGCAGGCGCCGAACCAGGGACCACGGGCAACGCAGTAATCGGGCGGGCCCCACTAAACACCGATGGCGTCGCCGCAATCACCGACCCAGCCGCGCCCGCCGCATTGCCAGACGCCGGAGGCGTTGACACCACCACCGGCTTCGACAACTCAGTAAGGTCCGTCTTGGCGGTAGTAGAAGTCGGAGTAGTCGGAGTAGTCGGAGTAGTAACACCAATAGGCGCCGGAGTAATCACCGGAACAGCCGCAGCCTGCGAACGCTGCTGCGCCACCAACTTATCCAACTCTTGTCTCGCCGCAGCCAATGCCGGATTAGGCTCCATCGGACGGCCCCTGCCTAATTCCGAAGACCCAGTGGCAATAACCTCCGGCATCGAAGAAATTGACCTCTGTAACGCCGCAATCCGTTCAGCCAACGTAGGCGACGTAACCGCCCCACCGTCCGCAAACTTCTTCGTCTTGTTCCCAAGCTTTCTCAACATCTGCTTGGCCGACAATACCCCAGGCGCTTTTGCAAACACAGGACCCCCCTTTACATACCCAGGCACAGAAAGGCCCGCGATCCCCGAACCCTGCGACATCCCCGCCAAATTGTATTGCCCCGGATCATTGATCGCCTCAAACGCAAACTGACGACTCTCCGCATCCTGCCGCGCCGCCTCAGCCGCCTGCGCCTGCCGCGCCGCTACGTCCTCTTCCTTAAACGGCACCGTCGGCGCCGTCATCGAAAACGCCGCAGGCGCTACCGGCGCCGTCATCGAAAACGGCGTTAACGTAGGCTCCGCAGGCCCCGCATACTCCGTGTCCATCGGCCCAGCATTAAAAGCGTTCACCGCCTCTTCGTACGTCTTGTACGCCGCTTGATACGGCCCGTACACATCACGGTTGTACGCCTCCGCCGCCGCATTGAACGCCTTCAACTGCGACTCGTACGGGTTGTACACCTCCGTCTTATACTTCTCCAGCGCCGCGTTGTACGCCGTCCGCTGCGCGTCATACGCCTCAGCCTCCGCTTGCCGCGCCTCTAAATACTCCCGGTCCTCCGGCCTGTACACCACCGGCAACTGCGGCGGCACCACAAACCCACCATTCGCCATATACCGCATCGGCGAAACCCCACTCAAACTAATCGGGTCAGACAGATCGTCCCCACCCTGCATGTATGGATCATTCATAGCGCCTCGGCCGAGACAGGTTATGCACGCATTTTAGGCGTCAATAATACTCCGGCACAAGCTCCCGATGCGGCACATCCTCCACATCGTCCGTCTTCAACGAAATAAAATTCCCCTGCCGAAACCGCATCATCGCCTGCACCGTCGAATCCACCTGATCATCATTGTCCCCGTTCGGAAACGCAGCACACTCCTCCACCAACTCCTGCGCCCAATCCGTATCCGGCGCCCACACCATCCCCGCCTCAAACATCGGCGCCACAGAATTCGCCCGACTCACCTTGTCCGTACCCGTCCTCCGACCCCCAGGGCTATACATCGTCACCGGAATACTCATCCTTCTTAACTCCTGCTGCAACGTCACCCCAGTCGCCTTCGCCTCAATCAACACATTGTCCGGCTGCCAATGCTCATACTGCTCCTTCGCAATCCGCTTCAACTCCGGAAAATCCCACCGACCACGCTTCACGTCCAACAAAATAATGTTCGCCCCACTGTCCTCATTCAACGAAAACACACCCCACGTCGTAATCACACTAAAGTCAGCCGTCTCCTTCTTGCTATACGCCGTGTCCATCGACTGAATAATGTAATCAACCAACGGCGGATCATCGTGCGGCCACACCCGCCACCACTCCCGCTTCAATATCGCACCCTCATCATTCGTCGGCTGCTGCTGATACATCGCATTCCACTTCTGCACCGACAAACTCGCCTTGACCGCCTCCAACTCCTCTACCTTCCAAAACTGCGGCCACAACGGCTTCCCACTCGGCAAAATCGCCGGAAACTCAATCACCTCCCACTTGTCCGCATTGTGACTGCCCTGCGCCTTCAATAACCGCGCCGTCAAATCCTTCGTCCCCCAACGCGTCATCACAATCACAATCGCACCCCCAGGCTGCAATCGCGTCCGCGGCCCCGAGATGTACCACTCCCACGCATTCTCCAACGCCAAATCACTCATCGCATCCTGCTCCGAGTGCGGATCATCAATAATCAAAACATCCGCACCCCGCCCAGTCATCGCACCACCCACACCCACCGCAAAATACTCACCACCCCTGTTCGTGTCCCACCTCCCAGCCGCCTTACTGTCCGCCTTCAAACTCACCTCCGGAAACAACTCCTTGTACGTGTCCATATCCATCAAATCACGTACCTTCCGGCCAAACCTAACCGCTAACTCACTGTTGTGCGTCGCCTCAATCGCCTTGGTCCGCGGATCACGGCCCATCAAAAACGCCGGCAAGAGATAGGACGCAAACTCACTCTTCGTGTGCCGCGGCGGCATGTTAATGATCAACCGCTTCAACGTCCCCTTGGCAATGCGATCGAACGCCTGAGCCATCTTCTCATGATGTGCACCAAGGATCGCGGACGGCCAGACGTACTTCACAAAGTCTAAAAAATTCGCACGAGCACGCTCTTGCGCTTCAAGCTGCGAGAGCCGCAGCTCAAGGCGCAGGCGTTCTGCTTCGATGTCTTCAGGAATCACTTTAAGTTCGCCTTCACGTGAAACATTTCTAGATGAGTGCAGCGATAGTAATTCAAGGGGGCCCTTTTTTCATCCCCCGGGGTGGGGGAGGGGGTCAAAACTGTTCTGGCACACATTGACAGCGTGAAATCGAGCTAAAGCTGACGCTAGCAACGACGGGGGCCGTTTTTTCCACCCCAGGGTAAGCTAGCGCTTACTATCGCCA